CATTTAGTATTTTATTTTTATAAGAAATATTCAAACTGCATTGTTAATGTTTCAATAACCACATCATCACTTGTTGCGTCTAAATCAGCCAGCTCGTACTTACTAAACCAACACTCCGCTAATTGGAATTCCCTTCTTACATTTCCAAATCTATCACATACCTGTATAACCACTGTATGTCTACAGTTGTTATTATGGAATAAGGTTTCATACTGTGATTGTAAATAATTATCAGCATAAGCACCTCTTTCAAAGGTAATTTCTCCTACTGACTCTCTTCCCGGCAGTTTGTGCTTATGCTCGTACATATTTTCTAAATACTCTACAACGGCTACTTCTCTATTTAATCCACCAACTTTTTGAAACCCTACTCCTGAAGGCAGTCCTGATATTGAAACCTTAAACATAAAAGACTGTAAGGGGTCTTGGTCTATAGTTCTAGCTGCTCTAACCTCAGTAATTAACTTTTTAAGTAAATTCTTCATATAACCTCCTATTCTCCTATATTATGTGCTAACTTTATTATAATAAATTCAGCAGGTTTTACTGGTGCATATCCTACCTCAATATTTAACTGTCCGTCTGCTATAGTTGCATTAGTGTTATTAGTATCATTAACAGTTACATAGTATGCCTCTTCTGCTGTACCCTTTAATGCCCCTTGTGTTCTTAAAGTCTCTAAGAATGATTTACAAGTAGCTTGTACTCTACTCCACAGAGTTTCATTATTAGGTTCAAACACCGCAAACTGTGTTCCATTAAATAAACTTCTCTTTATATTTAAGTTTAATAACCCATCAGTTACATATCTCATTGTAGTATCTGTACTGTTAAGACTTCTTGCTCCCCAAATTACTATTCCTGCATTCGGTCTTGACATTATACAAACCACACCTACAGGATTTAATGTTGAAAGTTGAGAAGGTGTTAAAGAAACCTCCATTTCTATAAATCCTCTTACTACAGCGTCTACTCCTGCTGGTGCTTTATGTATACCCCTGTTTTCTATTACTCTAGCATATACACCCATAACATGGCCTGCACATGGAACAGCTTTTAGTGTATTTGTTAATGGGTCATTTATTTTACCCCAAGGATAACATAATGCACCTGTCCAAGCACTAATCTTTTTTCTGTAATTCTTTGTATCCTCTACAGAAGAGCCTCTCGGCATATCTAAAATAGGAAACAGTCCTTTATTATCACAGTAAGAAATTAAAGCGTCATTAATTGCGGTTGAAGTTTGACCTACAACAGATACCATAGTAACATCATCTAAAACATCTAAAGTTTCCAAAGATTTTATGTAATCACTATCTTGTAATTGTGTTCCATCTGAACCTGTTTCTAAAGTAAAGGTTTCCTCTACTAAATCAGTTACATTAAATACTCCCAACCACTTATTTAATTTATTGTTTGTCATTACAATATTACTTGCATTATCTTTAGTTACCTCTTTTATAGTTACACTATCAGATGTACCTAAAGATATTGTTATATCGAATATCTCATTAGTACCTTGTGCGTAATCTGCACTCTTTTTTACCGCAACTTTTAACTTATTGCCCCATGCTCCCTCTGTTAAAGCTGTAACTGTTATACCTCCTGTACTTGTCTTTGTGGCTTTTACACCGTTCTTTTTAAGACTTACAACATATAACTCTTTACCGCCATTTGCAAAAAATCCGTGAACAGCATAGCTTAAATAATCATTCTCCAAAAAAGGTGTTTCTAATCCATTAGAAAATTCTGCAATATATTCTGTAAAAGAACCTATCTTCTTAGCCACACCTATCACACCGCTTGAAGTAATACCTATCAAAGCCCCTATAGAAGAACTTTCTTGTGATATAGACTGACTACCACTAACAATGTCTTTTATATATACACCTGCCGCTTGATAACTTGCCATCTACTATACCTCCTTTTCTTTATTCTTTTTATCCATCTTATCTGCTATTTTAACTTCTTCAATCCCCTTTAACATTAACCCCTTATCAATCAAGGAGTTTATATGTTTTGTAACCCTAGACTGTTCAACTTCAACACTCTCCTTATTTCTAAGTCTTAGTGTTTCACCATCCATTAAATTACAAACAATACAACCACCCGATATATTTGTTAATTTAATCATCATTAACCTCCTTGATGTGTATTAATATCCCTTGTTACTACCATAGGAACATCATACCTTATTTCGTCATCTATTTCTACCCAAATTTCTAATTTTATAATAGAATGATATAACCTTTTTTCATTTAACAATAAATCAGACTTAACTATTTTTCCTTTAGTTATACAATTACAATTTCTTTTATTTCCACCATCATCTAAGACATCTAAGTTAAATTGTCTAAAATGTTTAGATAACCATGTTCTTGTCATTCTATCCATATCTGTTTGATAGTAACTCCAAAAATCTATTTGGTAATCTAAATTAAAAGATATTGCAGACTCTTCCACTTCCACTGTCTTTTTTACATCATTCTTACCTAAAACTATTAAATTGGGATTATACCTTACAGGACTATGGTTATAAGAAAGATTGTATATACTGACACAAGGAAAACTTGTTATCTTAAAATCTTCTTCGGGCTTTCTTATAACCACATTATCTATTGTTATTACTTCCCCTAAATCGTTTGTTATTTTCACATAATTTTTTATTTCTCGTACCAAGGAAGTATTAATTTCTTCAAACCAAACATTAGCTGACATTATTTACCCCTTTATTAATTCTTGCATTAAACCTTCCCAATTTTTTCTTATCATATCTGATACATCATCTATTGTAGGTTTAACCAAAGGTCTCGGAGGAATTTTATCTGTACCATACTCTAACCATATCATTAGTTCAGACATACTCATACCACTTGAATGTCTTTTATCAGAAGGAAACCCTATATATATAGTGCTACCGTTACTTGTATCTTTTACTCTCTTAACTTCTATACCATTTTTTAATTCGCCAGTATCAACAAGTATAGTAGTATCTCCTCCCTTTATTTCTACGGTCTTATTTGATAAAGGAGTCCAACCTAAATCTTGACTATCAATATGATTATTCAATTCCTCCAAAACCATTTCTCCGTCTTCCCAAACTTGAAGAGTAAACGAGGGTTTTAATTTCTCTGATAAGTTTTGAAAATACTTATTTACTCTTCCCCAATCTCCCACTAAATTTAAGTTCATATTTAATCCTCTATCTTTATCATCAACTTACCTTTAATTTCAGTGCAAACAAAGTGATAAAATAAGAATACGTCCTCAACATAAGCTTTAGGTAATATATTATCTATTAAATAAAATGTGTCCTTATACTTGATTAAACCTTTTCTTAAAACTTCTAAACCTTTATTAGAAACATCTATTTTATTATCCAATAAAGATTTATAAGTAATAACAAAAGTTGCTTTTTCATTTATGTACTCCACATCTTGTTCTCCTATAGTGGGAACTAATATTACCTGCACCACTAAATATTTAGGTTTTTGATAAGTTTTATTTTTTGTTTCTCCATATACATTAGTATCTACATTATCACTTAAAAGATATAAAGATACACCATCTATACTTCCGTCTTTATTCTCTTTTCCAAAATTAAAAAGGGTAGTAAATATTTCTTGAGTACCTTCTATAAAATCTTTTTGTATGTCTAAATTAGGCATTATTACCTCCTTAATTTTCTAAAGTAGTAAAGCTAATCTCTGAATAACCAAATACAGAATTTCTTTCTATTTCAAAAACAGCCAAATAATATTTAGTGTTGCTCTTTAAGTTTTCCAATCTTAAAAATGTATCTCTTATATTTACAATCTCTTTTATTAAAACCGCACCTTCATTTATCTTATTCTTGTAACTTCCTCCTGTTTTATATATATCTACAATAGGAAGTTCGCTTATATAAATAATATATCTTCCAAAAAAAGAAGATTTATTTAATAACCATCTAAACTCAATAGAGTCCTTAGTAATTAAATCAATTTTTATTCTTACCTCGGGTGTTTTCTGTTTTTCATAATTCCTAATAGTATGATGTCTACTTGATAATAATACATCATAACTATTAACAAAACCTAAACCTTCATTGTTTAACCAATCTTCATATTCTTTTTTGGCACTATCTATTAACTTCATATAGTGTGTAAATCTTTGGTCTTGTTTTATATAATTATTATTATCCGCACCTAAATCTACTTTATCAGCTCTAAGAACAGCCAACTTAGTATATAATTCTATTTTCGCTAAAAGAATTATAGGATACTCACTCCCTTGATGTAAGAAAGCCAAATCATTTATTTCAGGAAAAGCTCTAGTTACACCCCATTTTATGTATAACTCTAAATCTTTATCCGACATTTGAAGAAAATAACCATCTTTTTTCTCCTCTTCATCAGATTGTATATTAACACTATCCCTCAATAATTTAATTAAATCACTTATAGTTAAAAACATTTTAGTTTACCTCCTATAGTGGAGAAAGCAATCCTGCCTTATTTAATATTTTCTTTACTCCATCAGGAACATTATATGTTCTTCCTTTTTCTAAAACATACAACTCACCACCAATGTAACATTTATGATTTTCTCTCATACATATCCTAGAAATACTTTCAGGTTTATTTCCCTCATCTATTTCTTT